CGCAGCGTGCGCTTACCGATATCGCCGTGATCAACACGATACTCATCCAGATGATTGGCGTTATAGATAGCCAGGAACTCATCCGCCAGTTCTGCCGCCAGCGTACGCGTTAGCGCTTCACGAACTTGCGCAATGGCGATCGGGTCAATGACCTCAAACAGCTCCGCAATTTCATTGGCCGAAGGCAGCGTTAAAATTTCTGCGGCCAACGCCGGATCGATTTTCTCATCCAACAGTACTGCGCGGAACGCATCAGCGACATGCACCGGAAGCGATAGCGGTTGCCCCTGCTGATGACGCGCCACATTCAGTTTAATGTATGTGGCCAGCAGGCTTTGCGCCGCATCCCAACGGGAGAAATCATTGCGCGCATGGCGCATCAGGAACGTCAACTGCTGATCGCTCCATTTATATTCCAGCTTCACCGGCGCTGAAAACTCGCACAGCAAGGCCGGAACAGGCTGGAAGTAAACATTATCGAAGGTAAATGTCTGCTCCGCCTGCGTGACGTTCAGCACGGCGTTGACCGGGTGACCGCCTTTTTGCAACGGAATGACGTTGCCTTCGTTATCGTACAGTTCGATGGCGAATGGAATATGCAGCGGCTGCTTCTCCGCCTGATCCGCCGTCGCCGGAGTGCGCTGGCTGATGGTCAACGTGTACTGCTCGGTTTCCGGATTATAATCATCTTTTACCGTTACAATCGGCGTGCCGGACTGACTGTACCAGCGGCGGAAATGGGACAAATCGACATTAGAAGCATCTTCCATCGCCTGTACGAAGTCATCACACGTCGCGGCGCTGCCGTCATGGCGCTCAAAATAAAGCTGCATCCCCTTCTGGAAATTTTCCTCACCCAGCAACGTGTGGATCATGCGAATGACTTCCGCGCCCTTTTCATAAACGGTGAGGGTGTAGAAGTTATTCATTTCGATTACTTTATCCGGGCGGATAGGATGCGCCATCGGGCTGGCGTCTTCCGCGAATTGTAAACCGCGCATGGTACGCACGTTACTGATGCGGTTCACCGCGCGTGACCCCAAATCAGAGCTAAACTCCTGATCGCGGAACACGGTTAGCCCCTCTTTCAGGCTCAACTGGAACCAGTCGCGGCAGGTGACGCGGTTGCCGGTCCAGTTGTGGAAATACTCATGGCCTATCACGCGCTCAATATCGAGATAATCTTTATCCGTCGCGGTATCGGTTCGCGCCAGCACGTATTTGGAGTTAAAGATATTGAGACCTTTATTCTCCATCGCGCCCATATTAAAGAAATCCACCGCGACAATCATATAGATGTCGAGGTCATATTCGAGCCCAAAACGCGCTTCATCCCATTTCATGGAATTTTTCAGCGAGGTCATTGCCCACGGCGCACGATCCAGATTGCCACGGTCAACGTACAGTTCTAATGCGACTTCACGCCCGGAGCGGGTGGTAAAGGTATCGCGCAGCACGTCAAAATCACCGGCCACCAGCGCAAACAGATAACACGGTTTCGGGAACGGATCTTGCCACTGAACCCAGTGACGGCCATTCTCCAGCTCGCCCTGTGCAACACGGTTGCCATTGGAGAGCAGGAACGGATATTTGCTTTTATCGGCAATAATTTTGGTGGTAAATCGCGCCAGTACGTCCGGGCGGTCAAGATACCAGGTAATATGGCGGAAGCCCTCCGCTTCACACTGGGTACAGAGCGCATCGCCTGACTGGTACAATCCTTCCAGCGCCGTATTCGCCGCCGGACTTATCTCGTTGACAATGCGTAACGTAAAACGCTCTGGCAGGTCGCTGATGACAAGCGCGCCCTCTTCTTCTTTATATGCTGTCCACGGCGCATCGTTGACGTGGATAGATACCAGCGTTAAATCTTCCCCATCAAGGCGAAGAGGCGCATCAGGCGCGCCATGACGAACAGCCTGGCTTATTGCGGTGACCACGGTTTTTTCGGCATCGAGGTCAAAGGTCAAGTCAATATCAGTAATCTGGTAATCCGGCGCGCGATAGTCATGGCGGTATTTGGCTTGTGGCTGTTGTGTCATAAAAAACCTTTCGCATCTTTGTGTAGAGTGTCGACTCCAGTCTATTCCTGTTGCGCAAATCGCGCTACGCAGAATGTTCATCTTTTCAGGCACAAACGGCCTATTTGCTACATTTTTATAACATGTACTCATAGTTTTTAAAATCGATAAAGATCGTCCAGGAGCGCTTTAAACAAGGGATGAGCGAGATCGAGATGAAGCTTGATTAACGAACTTTAACGAACTTCACAGACCACTTTTGCCCCATCCATGCCCCACACATAATTTTAGTCAACGCCAGACCCCATCAGCCCTGCAGGGAAAATCGATAACAAACACGCCCGCAGTATGTTCCCCAAAATTTAAAAACAAGTGGTTCATGCCTTGACAGACAAAACCGCCAAAGCAAAAATACTGTATACAAGGGTCTTCCCCTGTTGTGGTGAAGTTCGTGTATAATTGAGATTTTAGGGATTATAAGTATCCCTTGCCAAAGGCGTACCTTTAGTTCTGTCTGGGAGGACAACATGTTTACAATTCATAACAACCCTAACCGGACGACGGCAGCATCTGATACACATGTAAACCATGCTAATTTAGAGGATAAGTCTACTGTCGTTACCTCGTTAACTTCAGTTAAAAACATCCCGGCAAACATGTTGAAATCAAAAAATTCTTCGCAATGCGTTATTTTAAATAACCTTCATGTTCCACAGGATGCATTAGCTACTGATATTGCTAGTTACAACAGAGGATTACAGGCCCGTATTAACCTTGAGTACAGGCCCCAGGAAAATACAGTGTTTTTACTCGGTACACCTGAAGTCTTAGATACTAACGAGTCACTATCGTTACCAGTTTCTCCACATATTCTAACTCAAAAACTTTTGAGCATTAGCAACAATAAAAACCACGAATTTTCAGTAAAATCAAACGGATATGTTTGCCTTTAAAAGGCCATGTTTAATCTACCGTAATGAAACATGACAGCTACTTTGAAGCGTTCCCTGTTCCGGTATCCCCGAGCCTTTATCCTCAGTAGCATTATTTTACTGTTAAGCGCTTCGGCATTACCGTTAGATACGCAGTGCCGCATTGCGTTAAGTATTCCGTACAGCCTTTTCATGATGGTTCCTGCCATGTTTCTCATTACCGGCACATCACAGCTTCTCGCAAGCGCTATCCATTGCTGCCAGTCTGCACGGCGTTTGTCACTCCATGGGCGATTCCAGATATCTTTCGCCAGCTCTTTCAGTACCCAGCATTGACTGGTCAGCTGCATCTGCTCTCTCAGCCATGCCAGTTTTTCCTGTCGGGATTCTGTCATCCATTTTTCACTGTATTGCCACAGGAAGCGGGTTCCTTTTGCCTGGCGGCGGCTGTCCAACGGAAGCCGGGGATGCTCGTTCTGCCGCGTCTTATCAACGATTTCACCCAGTTGTTTTGCCACATGGAAGCGGTCAAAGGCTATTTTCTCTACAGCGCGCGGAAGATGGATGCGTGCCGCTCTGATATATCCGGCATTCATATCCATTGAGAACGTTTTGATTGCCTCCAGCTGACCGTCGGTGAGAGTGCGAAGATAGCTGGCAAGACTTTCTGTTCCCCGATCATCCGTTAATGCCAGCGCTCTGCCCTCACGATCTGATATCACAGTGATATACTGGTGCCCCTTTTTGAATGCAACTTCGTCCACATTCATATGCCGGGCTGATAGCGGCTTTTTTATTCGCCCAAGACCACGTTTGACTGCCCGGGTCATAATGCCGTCAACGGCATTCCAGCTAAGCTTAAGTTGCTTTCTTACCGCATCAACCGTGCTAATTTTCAGCCAGGTAAGGACGAATGATTCGAACAATAACGTATACCGGCTACCAGCTCCGGCCCATGGAACAGGTAACGTCTGGCATCCATGGTCTGGACACATGACCCGGGGGACACTCGCCTCAACGACAGTCATGAACTGGCAGGTATCGAGATGACGCCATTTGCGGTGTCGGTGATCGTGAACAGGGCATTGCTGCCCGCATGTCGGGCAGATTAGCAGTGTATTTTTGGCGATCCCGACAACAACGGTGACATAGCCAGCGTTTTCATCAAGGGAAAGAGATTCAACCTGCCACGGGGCGGACAGGTTGAGAATGTGGGCATAGAGGGATTTCTCATCCATGATGGTTGCCTCTGGTGATGAAAATTATTGCATTATCATGCACTCAACCACCACAACAGGGGAAGACCCTTTTATATACAGTTGTTTAATTTGAACATGCGCGCAAGATACAGGAGTCGCTACGGCTGTTTAATTATTCATCTCTTCGTTTGTAAGTTTCTCTCTTAATTCAAATTATGGTTTTGTAAATTTTCTGGTGGTATTGCCATATGCGCATATCTAAGCCAGTTTAGAGGCCGGGAACTTTCTGTACAGCGTCGACAGCACCACATCATAAATAATCGCTACCTGCTGCCGCGGTACTCCTGCCCTAATCAGGAGCCCAGCCTGCGCCCATTGTCCCGTTGTTAGTTTCGGTCGTCGGTCACCAATTCGCCCCTGCTCCCTTGCCGCTGCCAGCCCGGCGCGTGTCCGCTCGACAATGAGCTCACACTCCATTTCAATGCCAGAACGGCAAGGCTCCTCCTGAGCGAAATGGACATTTTTTGAAAGTTTCTGGAAAATAAAAATAGTACTATTTGAGAATTAATTGAATCAGCCGATTTTTTCTAATTCATCAATCAGATGGACATAGCATTTGCTATAAAAATAAAGTATTCCTGCTATCTATATATAAATGAGTTATGTACATATAAAAGGAGCATTACCGTGACAAAAATAACTTTATTTCCCCAGGATTTTAGAATCCAAAAACAGGAAACCACACTACTAAAAGAAAAATCAACCGAGAAAAATTCTTTAGCAAAAAGTATTCTCGCAGTAAAAAATCACTTCATTGAATTAAGGTCAAAATTATCTGAACGTTTTATTTCGCATAAGAACACTGAGTCTTCTGCAACACACTTTCACCGAGGAAGCGCATCTGAGGGCCGGGCAGTGTTGACAAATAAAGTCGTTAAAGATTTTATGCTTCAAACGCTCAATGATATAGATATTAGAGGTAGTGCGAGTAAAGACCCCGCATACGCCAGCCAGACCCGTGAAGCTATACTATCGGCAGTTTACAGCAAGAATAAAGATCAGTGTTGTAATTTGCTCATCAGCAAAGGGATCAACATAGCGCCTTTTCTTCAGGAAATTGGCGAAGCAGCGGAAAATGCAGGTCTGCCCGGAACAACCAAAAATGACGTTTTTACGCCAAGCGGCGCAGGGGCCAATCCTTTTATAACTCCGTTGATTTCATCAGCAAACAGTAAGTATCCACGTATGTTTATCAATCAACATCAGCAGGCATCCTTTAAAATCTATGCGGAGAAGATCATTATGACAGAAGTTGCACCACTGTTTAATGAGTGTGCTATGCCGACTCCACAGCAATTCCAACTGATACTAGAAAACATTGCTAATAAATATATACAATACACTCCCTGAACACAGAAAAACCAAAAAATATGCGGAGCCTCTTCCTGATTAATATGAACCAATAGTATCCATAATTTTCCCCAGGAACTAACTCCGGAGCTAAACCGTCATTTACCAGTGCTAAAATTATACACTCAACCATCAAAATAATAGCCATTGCTGCTATATAACATATAGCAGCAATCTCTACTACATAGCTATATTTTTATAACTGAGATGGTTTCTCCGGCCAGTCAGGATTTAAGGTATCCACCCGGTTTACCAGCACCCTGTATTTTTTCCATTCGTCGAGCTGCGCTTTCTCATCATCTGTTGCGATATCAAGATCAACAGCATCCTGTAACGGCGTGATTTTTTCAGATGCTATTTGCAGGAGCCTGTTTTTGGTTTCTTCAGCTTCACGAAGTCTGGCTGCGGCCTCCGCAGCTTCATCATTCACCCAGACCTTAGCCTTACCATCCCATTTCTGGTATTCACCAACTGGTGAAACTGATGTGACATTTTCGGGCAACGGACCAGGCTCGGAGATATAAACCTGATTGCCGGTTGTTGTGTCGTAAACCGTCTCGCCGCGGTGATCCTCCTGCAGACTCCACGTTTGGGTTTCAGCGTCAAAAACAGCTATATGACTGGAGGGAATATCAGGAGGGGCGAGATCAGTACAGTTTGCCGGTAATCCCGTGTGCGGCGGGATATATGCATCACCTGCGCCAATAAATTCGTTTGTATCTGAACGAAGATTAAAAATTTTAATTGTCTGCGGGGTATCGCTCATTTTAAACGTCATTTTTTACTCCGGATAAATATTCTGGATTCAGGTGATTGTCATGATAATCGAGGCCGAGAAAAACATGATGCCTATGAGCACCAATATAAATATCATCAACCTGATGACGGGGACTGATGCAGGTGTTACCTGATTTTTTGCAATACGTTCTGTAATCACCAAAACCGATATATTCCGTTCTGGCGTTCGGACAAAGCGTCTCTGACGGACAGTATGCCGTTGTGCTGAATACAGCATTCTGGCGGGCGCTGGCGTATTGCCAGTTGATTGCTTTGGGTGGATTACTGAAACTTTCCCACGCCAGCTTCATTTGCCGGGCGACGCTGTCCGGGGGGACCTGACCACATCCGGCCCCCATTGCAGGTAATGCAACAGATGTAATTTTCCGGTCTTCTCCGGCGCTTTTATTGTGCTGAAAAATTGCCAGTAACGCAGCCCGTGTTGCATTATAAACCGCGTCGGTGCCGTCAATAATCAGCGGAACGCGCATCATCGGGGCGTGAACCAGCCACGGATGTTTACTGTTACCCGTTTCAATAACAAAGGCGGTGCCGACGGGCTGTTCCCCCAGATATTCACGGATGATATTTTGCTGTACACGTTCCTGTAACTGCGGCCCAAAATATGCTGTTATCGCAGCATCCACGCCGCCATCCATCAAACCGAAAGAGTTCGCCGCACTGACCATGCAGTCAAATTCCGGTATGGTTTCAAACGGTCCTGGGATAATTTCCACATTTTCGGTATTCTGAAAAGAATGTTCAAAAGCCACGGCCATTGCCGGCACGGGTGCTGAAAGAATTAATTTAATCACGCCAGCCTCACAATATAGTTAAATGCAATGTTTTTAACCGTGGTTTCTGCATTACCGTCTGCGTCCACAATAACGACGTGTCCGTGTGGACCGATATACATGGTGTGCTCGTGTCCTCCGATATAAACTGTATGCGCATGGTCGCCAGCGGCCTGTGTCCATGCACCACCTCCAGGCTGAAATGAGGTGTGATTGGAATCTCCCCAGTATGAATTGATATAACCGCCGAACTGGTGAGTATGATTGCCCGTGGTATTGGTCGATTTCGTGCCGTAATCAAAGGATGAGGTAGATTTTGTCCCTAAGTCAGTATCCTGCGCCCGCGCGGTGTGCGAGTGCGATTTATTGCCGTCCATTTCTTGCGACAATACGGCACGTCCACTGATGGGCTTACCCTTTATTGTCCAGCCTCTCATGTCAGGGATAACGCTGGACGGATACGCTATAGCCAGTAACGGGTAAGCAGATTTATCGAAGGACTGCCCATACATAAAAGCATAACCACCATCCGGGAGCACATCAGACGGCCATGCAATCGCCGCCCCTACTGGATACGAATCCGGTGGCGGATTTAGTGAGGTGTAGAACATCGCCCATTCTGACCACTCAGCGTCGGCGGTATCTCGATGGCTGCGAATATATGCGGGCGCAGGAGCACCATTAACCCCACTCCATCCGATTAATACCTCTCCATCACCGGTTCCGGTCAGACGCAAAATATTCCCGTATTGCGTTGGATAACCGTTATTGTAAACCTCGCCCATTATCAGGCCGCCATCGCTGCCTCTTGTCGTGCCAGTCAGTGCCGGAAGCGCGCCGCGTGATGCAAGCCTGTTCGCTGCGACAGCCGTACCACCAGCAGGCAACGCACCAGCAGCCTTATCAATTGTGCTCCGTAAACCAACGTATTCGATAAGACCTTCAATGCTTTTTCCTGACAGCGCCGTCAGTGTATCGTCCAGCGGCTGCTTGCCCGCCAGTTTATTCATTACAGTGGTGGCAAAGCTCGGATCGTTACCCAGCGCGTCCGCCAGTTCCTGCAGCGTATCCAGCGACTCAGGTACGGAACCGACCAGTGCAGCAATCAGTTTACGAACAAACTCAGCGTTTGCAGTCTGAAGTCCCTTAGCGTCATCTGGCGGCGTCGGTGTGGTCGGTGTTCCAGTGAATACCGGACTGTCCAGCGGCGCTTTGGTCTGTACCTCAATCATGACAGCTTTGACCGCCTTTGGTGTGGCTGCCAGCGCTTCGCTGTCACTGTCCGTGGCGCTGCTTAACTTAACGATACCTTTTTTCGTCAGGCTGGCATCTTCCAGGGAAATCACGTCCGCGATATCTTCTGCCCGTTTTGCGGCCTCTTCTGCTCTGGTGGCTGCTGCTCCGGCAGCAGTACTGCTTTGCGCCGCCAGTGATGCGCTGGTATCAGATGCAGCGGCGTGAGTGGATGCCTCCGATGCTGATGACGAGGCGGCTGTTGCGCTGGCCGCTGCTGTACTTGCTGACGTTGCTGCATTTGTCTCAGATGTTTTCGCTGCGGCTGCCGATGCGGCTGCCGCCTTTTCCGACGCTGCCGCCGCAGTGGCTGACGCACCTGCATCACCGGCACTGGAAGCCGCCTGCGTTTCTGACGTCTTCGCGGCGGTTTCGGATGCTCCGGCGCGCTCTGCTGATGTCTGCGCCGCCGTCGCGCTGGCGGCTGCGGCAGCAGCTGAATCTCCGGCGGCAGTACGGGAGGCATCTGCATTCGCTTCAGATGTTTTCGCTGCGGCTGCCGATGCGGCTGCTGCCGTTCTGGCTGTGTCAGCCGACGCCGCGCTGGCTGATGCCTCCCCGGCTTTTGTGGTCGCCGTACCTGCGCTGCTCTCCGCAGATGCTGCGGATGAGGCTGCCTGTGTGGCTGATGCTTCTGCCGCTCCGGCTGCATTCACTGCTGCCGTGGCGCTTTCCGATGCCTGACCTGCTGATGTCTGCGCCTGTTCAGATGCCTGCCCTGCGGCGGTGGCATTCCGCGATGCCTCCGATGCCTGGCGGGCAACTTCTTCCACCATCGCCTCAAAACGCCGCAGCGCCTCCGGGCGGACGTCGTCTTCCGTCATGGCCCCCAGAAAATCATTCAGGGTGCCCGGCTTTGAATCATCGTAAACCGTAATAACTCCGGCATGTGACGGGGGATACCCTTCCACCAGGAGCGTGACAGTGTACTGCCCCTGCTCCACATCCATGCTGTAGCGCCCGGCGTCATCCGGATTTTCCGATGCCACCGTATTCACGACCACCGTCGTACTGGTCCGGCAGGCCTTCAGCTGAATGGTGCAGTTCTGTACCGGCGTTCCCGTACCATCTTTCAGTACGCCGGAAATAAGTACTGGCATATTGCCTCCATAAAAAAGCCCGCCCGCAGGCAGGCTTCAGATTCATTCACATCTCAGCACTGATTATCCGGGTCACGTAAATATGCCGGCAGAGAACACTGGACGCTCCGCGTGATTGTTTTTCCCTTTGCCTCGCGGTGCTGTTTCTGCCCACGGTCGGTGCCGGTATAAATCCGGGTCTGGTTTTCAATATTGCTGTTGCCGCTTCCTCTTCCGTTATCGGCAACGGCAGCAGTGGAAAATAAAACGGACAGGGAAAGCCCTGCCGCCAGAGAAATTACGCGCGACATAGTCATATTTGTTCCTCATTAAACGAAAGGGACCGGAAATCCGGTCAGTTTGTGAAGTTGCTCCCCGACCGGGAAACCATCACCAGCGGCCAGACGGAAGCTTCAGTGGTGTACTGCCCGCCGACCCTCAGAGAAACGCTGATATCCACGACAGGTGAAGTGGTGTAGACCGAAAAGACAACTGTCTGATACATGGCCGGAAGCCCTGCGGTATACGGGATAACCTCCGCCGTTTTCACCTGGCCGTTAATATTTATCGTGACGGTGATGGCACCGGAGCCACCGTTACGCTCACAGTTAGCCATCACCGTGATGGTTTTCCCTATCTGATAGGTGGCGCTGTCGGTATACCGTGTTGAGGTGCTGCGTTCGTCGTTCTTCGCTCTGATGCTCACGCCCTGCATGACTTTTGAGCCGCAGATATCACCGACAAACTCTTTTGCTTCTATCACGCCAGAAAACTTACCGGAGGTGGCATTGATTTCTCCGGTAAACGAGCCAGACACAGCGTTAATATGGCCGCTGATATCCGCATTTTTCGCAGTCAGCTTTCCGTCCGGCGTCAGGGAAAATGCCGGAGGATTACCGCCACTGGTGATAGTCGGCGCGCTCAGGTATTTCAGGAACGCCTCGTTCATGATTATCTGGTCGCCCTGCATGACGAATCCTGGCGTCTGGTTTCCGTTTGCCGGGTTAATATAAGCAATGCGATCCGCCGCCACCAGGAACTGGCTTATCTTCCCGTCAGGCGTGTCTTCCATACTCAGTCCAATTCCGGCCACATAATATTTGCCGTCTTTGGTCTGCTCTATTTTGACGCCCCACATGGCGTTCCATTTATCGTTAGCGTCCTTCCACTCCTTCGAAAACTGTTGCAGTTTGCTGGCGTTATCCTCCGTCAGGTCAATTTTTTTCAGCAACTCTGTACCAAGATACGCCTCCGTAATCAGTCCTTTAAAAAGTCCAGATACCCTTTCGCGTCATCACTCGGACGCCCGGACACTTCCGCAAACACTGATTTTCCAGCCAGATTTACACTACGCACGTAAAACCAGGCATCATGCAGTGGTTTCAGTCCATCCTTTATCCAGAATGACCCGATGCCCAGATACTGCGCTTTTGACTGAATGTCTGCTGCGGTCGTCAGCTGTGTTGCGGAGTACCAGAATTCATACTGCACACTGGCATCATAAATGGCCTGGTACGGCGTCACCGTTATCTGAAAATAGCCCGGCGTCAGTTCAATGGTGGACGGTGCCGCCGGAGCCTGAATGCTGAACGTGACCGATGACGGCTCCCCCTGCTGCCCGAATCCGTTTATTGCCCTGACTGTCAGCGTGTAGTCACCCAGCGGTAATTCGTGGAAAGCGTACTCTGTCTCACTGGTTGTGGCGGTTGTCACCAGACGCGCGGGGTCGTCATCTTTCCCGTTTCTGATAGTCAGTCTCACGACAAAACGCACACCTTTTACCACCCGCGGCGTATCCCATTTCGCTTTGGCCTGATACAGGGTGCTGTCGTTATCCGTGCTGACGGTCAGATGTTGTACAGCGGGCGGAATAATGCTGTTGGTGGTCCCCGGTAACGGGTCAAAGTGCGCCCCGTTGTCCACAATGGACTCTTTTTCCGGAACGTGCTGCAAGGCAGTGATGGCGTATGTGCCGTCGTCATTCTCCTTAATACGCACGCAACGGAAAAGGCGGCGCTTCAGGGAGGGCAGTTTCAGCCCCCAGATACTGTACGGCTGCACGGTTTCCGGCAGGACTTTCGTTACCACCCGATCCGGTGCGGGCTGCGACTGAATCTCCGTACTGAACGGCTTACCGTCAGGCCCGACAATATTCAGCGTGGTGGCGCCGCTTTCCGGTAGTGTTATTTCCCGGTCAAGCGTCAGCGTGCGGGTGGAAATATCCAGGTCAGTGATACGCCCACCGACCGACACCCCGGCGTAATCGTTGTCGCAGACCTCAATAATATCGCCCGGTGTATGACGCAGACCTTCCGCACCGACAGAAAAATCCACGGTCTGCGTTTCCAGCAGCTCCGTCATCATCACCCACAACCCCGTCCGGTGCGCCTGTCCACGTGAGGTACAGCCGAACGCGTCCATTTTCAGCAGATTGCGTCCATAACGGGCCTGTGAGGCATGGTCTTCCACCAGCTCCGTGGAGGTTTGCCAGCCATTCAGCGGATCGGTGTATCTCACTTCTATCGCGTTATGGCGGTCTTTCAGGGCACTGAAGCTGTATTTAAAGCGCCCGCCCACCACGTTACCGTTGGTGTAGGTCCATGCTTTATCGGAGGGGCGGTCCTGGATGAAGGTCATTTTGCGGCCATTCCATACCGGCATACAACGCATCACCGAGCAGAAATCCGCCAGAACGTCATACGCCTTACGCTGGGTGGTAATATACGCATTAAGCGTCATGCGGGGTTCCGTGCCGCCAAATCCGTCCGGCACCGGTTGATCGCAGTACTGCGCGATGGCGTACAGCGCCCATTTATCCACATCCGCCCCCCCGATACGCCTGCCCAGCCCGTAACGGGGGTGGGTCAGTTTATCCATCGTGCACCACGCCGGGTTATTCGTGTACGCCGGTTTAAACGCCCCGTCCCACAGGCCGGTATATGTGCGGGTATCCGGGTCATAGTTTGAGGGGACCTGAAAAATACGTCCGCGCAGGTGGTAGTTACGCGTGACCTGCTGGCTGCCGAACTGTTCCGCATCCACCAGCAGACCGGCAACCGCTGTGCCAGGATAACCCTGCCGGATATCGATGATTTCCGTATACGACGACCACAGCGTTTTGTTCTGAAGCCTGTCGGTGGTGCTGTCCGGTGTCACCCTGACCATGCGGACACTGAACGGGCGCGGCGGTAAATTATCAGCCACTACCGATGCCAGATATTGTGTTGTGATCTTGCCGTTAATAGTGATATCAAATTCTGTGTTCCAGATCCCGCTACGCTGAAACTGTATCAGCAGATTCACGGAGGACGGGTTACGGTCCCCCTTGTCCGTGGTCTCCTGCAGCATCTGTACACCAAAGGTGAAGCGTAGCCGGTCGACATTCTCTGAGACAACAGTACGGGTAACGGGATTATCGTGTTTCACTTCCACACCCAGCACCGTTTCCGCGCCGGAAGCCTCAAAACCTTCCAGCGGTGCCTGTGGTGTCTCCCCCACCTGATATACCACGGTCACGCCGTGAATATTACTGTTACCGTCCGCGTCCACCACCGGCGTGTTATTAATCAGCACGCTCTGCAGACCGTTCACCGGGCCGACTATCGGTCCCTCACTGAGGGCATCAATCACGCTCAGTTGTTGTGTGGACTTCAGATCGTCCTTCGCCTCACGTGGTGTATGCCCCTTCCCTCCACCTTTGCTCATTCTCCTGGCTCCATAAATAACAAAACCGCCGTAATGGCGGTCATGTGTATCAGCTCATGTTGTCATGATTATCACTGCCGGATGACGACAGACGGTCTGGTAATCCCGCCGTCCTGCCGCGACGTGGTGTTTGCCTGTAACGGGGAGCCGATCACCACAACTTTTCCCGACGTGCTCTCATCCCGGGTACTCATCATCTGCGATATCACCCGTGACCCGATTTTCATTTCACCGTACAACACCGGCACCGGGTTCCCCTGGGCCACCATATTTTCCTGGGAAGAAAAGTACGTGTTCTGTTTCCCGTTATCTGTCTGACCCACCGTTGGTGTTTTGGGTACAGGTGTCAGCATCTGCGCCACACCACCCAGCGCCATACTGGTTCCTGCGGAAAACAATACTGCCGCCGCTACAGCATTCAGACCGGGAATAAATGACGCGCCAATCAGCGCTGCCCCGGCTACCACCTGCCAGATACCGTTTTTCGCTCCCGCCATACGCGGTACAATATGAACCACTGCCCCCGGCGGTAACGATTCGTTCAGTCTGGCAGTAAGGGTATCCGGCGCCATATCGCTCCCGGCAATCCGGACCTGATACCAGCCCTCATTCATTCGCTGCCGGAATCCGGGGAGTTGTATCGCCAGCGCATGTATGCCTTCCGCCGCTGTCTTTATGCTGAGGCTGATGCGCTTTCCAAATCGTTGTAAATCCCCGTAAAGGCAGATTCGCACCATTGCCGGTGCCGCCATATTGAGTGTGTCCGTCGTTGCCATTTGTCGTTATACCCCTCTCGTTTACTCAACTGCTCCGGAATATGGTGCAACAGTTCACCGTTGCCGCAGTAAATCGCCGCATGATTGGGCGTCGGTGAACCAAAACAGCAAATCAGCACGTCGCCGGGCTGCGCATCCTCCGGATTCACCCGGTAAAATCCCGCCGCCTCCAGGTGATCCAGATAGAGGCTTTTACCCTGACTCCACCAGTCATCTTCCCTATCGAAATCCGGCATATCAATCCCGGCCAGATGGTAGGCATCACGAAACAGCGTGTAGCAGTCCGTCACGCCATGCTCAAACTGCCGCCCGGTCAGGTGTGGCACGCAGCGGAATTTATGTATCCTGTTATCACGGACCAGCCACCAGTCCAGCCCGCTTTGTATCTGGAGGGTACGATCCGCACTGCTGAGACAGGGCTTACCGTCAGGATGGCTGTGTACCAGCGCCACGATGTCGCCGCGGTTCCGGGCATTCAGGTAATCCTCCGGGGATATACGAAAATACATCGTGGGTTCAGCAGACAGATTTTCACACGGAAAATACCGCTCTCCCTGTGCCGTTCTGACCACATAACCGCACGATTCCGCAGGCGCACACTGTCGGGCATGTGCCAGAATGTCATCGTTAATCATGGGAACCTGTTAAGACAGTTTGTTGATGGAAGCGAAAAATCCGGCATTCACCAGATTGTTACGCATTTCACAGCCTTTCATGCAGTGGCTGCATTTATCCTTTTTCGGGTCTGAGGTGGGCTTATCGAACTCATCGGCCACGGGCGGGCCGTCGTATCCGCAGTTTTCATCCCGGTAATCCCACGGACAGGAGTCCGCTAGCATGGTACGCCCCGGCACCACAGAACCGTCGGTTTCTGCCGGTGATGCCAGAATAATGGTAGCAGTTGATGAATCCAGTTCTGACAACTGCTCCACGTTATAGCGCGCTACCGCCTCCTGCTCCGGGTCAGCGCCCGGATTGCCGTTACTGAAATTCACCGCATCAAGAAACTTGCTGTAAACCTGATGCCTTACCACTGACGCGCCGACGAGACTTTGCAAATCCTCCGCCATTCCCGTGACCAGACCAAAGAGATTGGCAACAACGAGGTTCGGGCGGGGAGATGCGCCTTTCCCGTTCATCTCAAAATCCTGTACCTGTATCGGGTACGGTTCGTACTGCCTCCCCTGCCAGGTTAACGGCTCGCCTTTTTCGTTCGGTTCGTTACAGAAGAAAAAGCGCTCACCGCCAATCGCGGTTAAATCAAATTCCCACAAATCCACCTTCGCGGACTGCTCCGCTTTGGTGGTCTCGCTCAGGGTTTCCTGTGGTATATCCTGCATATATGAGAGATCCTTTATTATTTATCTTGCAAAAATATTCCTTCTTTTATTAATGGTATTTACGATACAACCAAAAAACGAGGTAACTAATGAAATACACAATATTGTCGCTGGTAGCTGGTGCGCTCATCAGTTGTTCAGCAATGGCAGAGAATACCCTGACTGTAAAGATGAACGATGCCCTGTCCAGCGGAACAGGAGAAAACATAGGTGAAATCACAGTTTCAGAGACACCTTACGGTCTGCTTTTCACTCCTCACCTAAATGGTCTTACGCCAGGAATTCACGGCTTCCATGTCCACACAAACCCAAGTTGTATGCCGGGAATGAAAGACGGTAAAGAGGTTCCGGCGCTCATGGCCGGAGGACATCTTGACCCCGAAAAAACCGGGAAACATCTTGGCCCATATAATGACAAAGGGCATTTGGGGGATCTGCCTGGACTGGTTGTCAATGCAGATGGTACAGCCACGTATCCGTTACTGGCACCACGCCTTAAATCACTGTCAGAACTGAAAGGTCACTCATTGATGATCCATAAAGGCGGTGACAATTACTCCGATAAACCTGCTCCACTGGGTGGTGGCGGTGCACGTTTTGCCTGTGGTGTCATTGAGAAATAACAGCAACATAGCCATATCGTCATAATTTCGTTTTACCCATAAAAAAGCCCTCTCACTGGAGGGCATTAAATCTGTATCGATGTTAAAGGTCAGAAGCTGTAACCTACGCCAAGCACCCAGGTTCCAGCTTTGACGTCACTGTCAGCATCAGTGGAAAAACTTGTATGCTCATAAGACGCATTAACGGCAATATTTTCAACCGGGTTAAGCTGAATACCTGCCCCATAAGCAAAGGCGGTTTTATTGTCAGAATTTCCCCAGTTATCCTTAATATGTCCGTTTGCTGCACCAATCATCACGTAAGCATTCAGATAGTCGTTAAAACGGTATGAAGGACCAACAAGAAGGGAGGTATAATCAGCATCACCTACCTTATACCCATAGTTATTAACATCAGCCGAGGTGTATGTAACTGAACCCATCGCCCCGAATCCACTGTCCAGATCTTCCCAGTTATATTTGATGTTGGCACCGTTCGCATTACCGGAAAGCCAGCCGCTTAAATCTGTGTAGGCATATCCAATTGAAACGGTATTTTTATACCCTGCTGCGTTAGCCACGCCGATGCTACCTAACGCCAGACCAACTAAAACCGCCACGGCAATCTTTTCCATAACATTTCCTTTTTTTGATTATTGACTGTGCGGGCTCAGTGAAACAGCAGCAGGTTAGAAAGTTCAATCATATTTATCGATCGTTTCGATCAAAAATACTAAGAAATAACCTGCTCAAATGTCGCGGTGAATGTTGTTTTCAGCAATCCCGCTTTCACACTCCATTTCCGGCAGACAACCTTAATCTGCCGGTATCCGTAAGGCGGAGTCCACAAAAACGCCTTCACACCGTTATGCTGTGACAAAAAGCCCTCCAGTGCCGGACCATCCTCCCGGTCAACGCGGATAGTCACACTGTATTTTTTCAGGTCATTATTGATCCCGGATGCACGCCGCTGCTCGTAGCCATCACCGAACCTCACCACCGACACCTGTGGTTCCGAATCCACCCCCATGTCCGGGTCAACTTTCCAGTGAAAGGTTTTCATCATCGATATGCCCCGCTCAGCCTGCCGCCGTCACGCCCCTGCTGCTGCACGAAATCAGCCGCCGCCTTTTTACCCAGATCATAAACCGCCTTCAGCGCCTGCGGCGTCAGCTCCGGCCCCGTGTTGCTGATTGCAATATGATACTGCGGCGCAAACATCGCCATCCCTCCGGAACCTGCTGCCACAACCCCCAGCTTACCGTCAGTACCGCGACGAAGCGGCAGTATAGCCTCCGGACCGGCCTCTCCCATTACTGCCGCCCCTCTGGCAAATGCAAAGAACGTCGGTCTGTTAACAATACTGCCGCTGTACTGACTGAGTCCTGCTGAGCGGTACACGCCGCCGTCCGCATTTGGAATGACCGACAGCGCCGCTGAACTGTATGCCCCGGATGGTGTACTTCCGCCTGCTGATGCGCCAAAGCCGAACATACCCCAGTACTGAACCCAACAGTTTAGAAGCCGCAA